AAGCACAAAACTTCTTCGCCCCGCTTGGTGCTACTTACAAGCAAGGACAGATTAAACTAGGTAATAGTACATTGAATTTACAGGGTATCTGGAGAGCCGACGGGCTTCGAGGTAACAAGTTTCACCGCATAATATGCGACGAATGGGCTCACTGCCCAAACGCTGAAGACGATTGGAACTTTGTATTAAGCCCGATGCTCGCCGATTATGAAGGCGATGCGTATTTCTTCTCAACGCCAAAAGGTAAAAATCACTTTTGGCAATTAGATCAGCTTCACGATACGCTCGAAGATTGGAAGTCTTTCCACTTTTCCACTTATGACGGTGGACAAATCAAAGAGAGCGAAGTGGATAGGCAAAAGGAGCTACTTCCAAGCATCGTATTTGCGCAAGAGTTCTTAGCCGAGTATGTCGATAGGAGCTCGGCGAAGATTAAACGCGATTGGCTACGCATTGCAAATGACAAAGTATGCACGGCTTACTATATCGGAGTGGACTTGGCAATATCACAAAAAGAGACCGCTGACTATACTGCAATCGTGGTGATAGGTACGACTCAAGACGGCGAAGTAGTGGTAGTTGAAGCCGAGCACTTTAGAGCACAATTTGCCGAGATCGGTGCTCGCATCATGGCAGCCGAAGAGAGATGGCAAGCGCGAGTCGTAGCCGTTGAAAGTAACCAGGCGCAAGCATGGATGGTGCAAGAGCTTAAGAGAAATACTAAAATGAATGTAGTAGGCGTGCGAGCGGATCGCGATAAGGTGATTCGATTCCAGCCCGTTGAGGCACGATATGAGCAAGGGCTTGTATATCATGTGCCTCATTTAGACCCTGAATTCACTGAGGAGCTTTTAAGCTTTACCGGAACTCCTCAAGACAAGCATGATGACTTTATTGACGCATTGGGCTATGCTTTTAATGCTATTCGCAAAACACCACAGATATATGTATGAGTTTACTTGACCAACTTCGAGATAGAATCGCGGCCGCAGTTGCACCGCGTAAAAACGATAGGCCATATATCCGCAGTGGTGGAAGTCGCAATATAGGTGCGACTCAAACTGGTGGAGAACTCGCGGCCTCGCTTCGAGGCACGGTCTTTGCTTGTTTACAGCATCGTGCAAACGCTTTGACCGGTGTGAAGTTTGATAGCTATGCCGAGAAGAACTACAAGCGCGAAGAGCTAGGCCGAGGTCACTGGGCAAATGAGCTATTGAATAATCCTAATCCGTACTTTACCCGCTCGCAAGTGTTCAGCTATATTGAGAACTGGCTAAGTATCAACGGAAATGCTTATATCTGGACTCCGACAAATGGATACCGAGTTCCTCTTCAAATGTGGGTACTTAATCCGACCCGCATGCGAGTTATCAAAGGCGATAACAACTTCATCGAAGGATATGTCTATCAGTCCGCTCAAGAGGGGAATATCGCGATACCTGAGAAAGAGGTTATCCACCTCGCGAAGATCCATCCGGGCGCAAGACCTGAAGAGATAATCGGTATGAATATCTTCGGTGTAGGCCTCGTATCAGCCGCGCTTGAATATGCTTTTATTGACCGCGAAGTTAGCGCGTATCTTGCTAGACTTTTTGAGAATAATACCGTACCTCCTTTGGTGGCTACCTTCCCTGAAAGATTCGATGCTGATGAGTGGCATAAACTTAAGGCCGCATGGAATGAAGAACTCCCAGATTACAAGCTCCGCGCTTTGCTTGGTGGTGGCATGCAATTACAACTACCCCCGAAAGGCGAGCTATCAATTAGCTATGAAGCGGTGAGCAAAGATACACGCGCTCAAATCGCTCAAGTCTTTGGCGTGCCTCCTGGCATGCTTGATGGTAGCTTCCAAAACCGTGCAACCGCTGAAGTTCAATGGGCTATTTTTAGGCAAAACACAATCGATCCCGAAGCACTCTACATCGCTGAAGAATTTACGCGTCACTTCAGACGATGGGAAGAGGATATCTTAATCGAAGCGCAGCCGTACGAATATGCTGACCCTGATGCTGATATGCGTAAGGAAGAGTTTGAGCTTAAATGGGGGCTCAAGACAATTAACGAAGCGCGAGCCGATCGTGGATATGATCCGATTAAAGACGGTAACATTCCACTTATTGCAGGTGGATACGCTCCATTGCAATCGGTCGTAAATGCGCCTCCCGTGCCCATGATGCCGCGAAAACTCGAAAGGGCATACGGAATACAGAACCGCGCAAAATTGCCTCTCATAACAGCCGAGAGTAAGGACTTGTTCTGGCGTAATTTCGACAAGCTAACTGAGAAGTCAAGCAATAAGATAGACAATGTAGTGCAAACTATTATCGGTCAGCTCAAAAATGAAGTCTTATCAAATATCGATAAGGGTATCATAAGCATATCTGATCTTGATATTAATGATGCTGATTACGCGAAGTTCCAAACCATGGTAGAAAGTGCTTGCTTAAGCGTGCAAAACGAACTCTTAAAAGCTCTCGAGCTTGGAGATCAAGACTTGACCGGCGAAGTAGGTCAGCAAATAAAGGATCTTGCTAATGAGTCAAGTGCAAAGATTAGAGAGAGCGTCGATGTAATGAAGTCCGAGATACGACAAGTAATCGAAAATAATGCAGGACTTCCAAAAGATGAAATGAAAGAAGCCTTGCAGACTAAGTTCGATCAACTAAGCGCGGGCCGTGCAAAGACAATAGCGAATACAACGAGCGCGAATGTTACAAGTGGCATGCAGCATGCGGTCTATAAAGACCTTGGCTTCAAAATGATGTGGCTTACTCAACGCGATGGACTCGTAAGACCCGCACATGTTCAAGCCGACGGCTCGATGCAAGGCGCTGATGGATACTTTACGGTTGGTGGTGAAAAAGCTACTAGGCCATTAGGCCCCGGATTGAGTGCTGGTAATTCGATTAATTGTAGATGTCAGTTATTCCCTGTCGCTGAATGAGTTACAAACCTAACAAAGGCATGCAAGAGGAAGCCGAGCGAGCTATTCGCTGGGTGGAAGACGGCCGTAAAGGTGGCACTCGGATAGGTAAGATCAGAGCGCGTCAAATTGCACGCGGTGAGAACTTAAGCGAAGATACCGTAAAGCGTATGTACTCTTTCTTTTCAAGGCAAGAAAGCGTAAAAGATGCCGAGGGCTTTGAGCCCGGTGAAGATGGGTATCCATCACCCGGAAGAGTGGCATGGGGATTATGGGGTGGAGATCCTGGATACTCATGGTCTAAGAACATAGTAGAGCAATTAAAAAATAGAGGATTTAATATGAATTTAATAACAAGAGAACTTGTACTCGAGACTAGAAATGGTTATGAGTATGAAGGGAACGGAGAGAAAGAATACGAAGAGAAAGAGAATGACCTCTTCACCTTCGTAGTCTCTACTCCCGAAGTTGACCGGTATGGTACTATCATAGTGCCGTCAGGTATCGATTATACGGCGTATCTAAACAACCCTATCGTACTTGCCCAGCATGACTCGGATCAGTGGCCTATCGGTCGCTGCTTAGGTTTTGCAATGAACGGCGAAAACTTAGAAGCTACTATTCAAGTTGAGTGCGTAACTGAAGAGGGCAAGAAGCTTACAAAACTTATTAATGCAGGTTTTGTCAAGGCCGTATCAGTTGGTATCATTCCGACCGAATATGAAGAGCAAACTATCGACGGCAATAAAGTAACAGTATATACCAAGTCAGAGCTTGTAGAATTTAGCGTCGTTAGCGTTCCGGCGAACCGTCAAGCACTGCTTAAGAAATCACTGAAGACTCTTATCAAAGACTCACTTAATAAATACAAAAAGGAAAGTAGAATGTTAACCCCAGAGATCGAAGCAAAGATCGCTGATGAGCTTCTTCCGGCTATCAAAGAAGCTTTCATCGCCGAAGTGATTAATCTCGGTTTTTCTCCTGAAGAAGCCGAAGTATCCGTTAATGCTTTCATCACCGCAGGCGTGCCTCCTATGCTTGCAGTTTTGAAAGGCGAAGCAGCACCAGCCGTTGAGCCTGAAGTAGCCCCCGAACCCGAAGCAGCCGAGCCTCCAGTTGAGGTAGTTGCTGAAGAGGAAGTCATGGCATCATTCAAAGGTATTGAAACTAGAGTAGGTAAAAAGATTGCAGCTTCCACACAAGCGCAAATCGCCGAAGGTATGGACATGATAAATAAAGGATACAAGACAATTAAACAAGCGGTATCCATCGAAGCAGGCCGTTCTATCACTTTGAACTTGCCTAAAAAAATGACTACAGAAGATTTAATCAATTTAATCTAAGGATAAAACCTAATGGACAATTTAATCGTAACTCAAGACCAACTCAAAGAAGTTGTAGACCGCAAAGTAGCTGACCAGCTCCGCACTTTGCACCCAGTAAACAATCCATCACCTGCTAGAGGTTTGGTATCTATCAAAGCAGATCACGACTCACGCCGTGACCAAGCTCGCGTAGTTGCTGATTACATTCTTGCTAAGCACCAAGGCCGTGACGGTCAAGCTGATGAGATTGCACGCGCTGCAAATAACAAGTATATCACACGCGCAAACTTCAATACAGGTACGACCGCACAAGGTGGTGCTGCCGTTCCTCAATTTTGGGTTGAAGAGATCATGTCTTTTGCTGATCAGTTCGGTTATGCAAGAGCACTTGCTAAGATCTACCCTATGCGTGGTAAAACAGAGAACCTCGTTTCTTCAGGTGCTTTTACTGGTGCGGTAGTTGCTGAAGGTTCTGGCTTGACATTGACTGACTCAACATCATTCTTTACGGCAACTGCAATGACAGCTCGCAAGATTGTAGCTGGTGCTATCGTATCCGAAGAGCAATTACAAGATGCAACTCCAGCATTCTTGGATTATGTCGTAAACGGTCTCGGCCGCGCGCTTGCTGAAACTGAAGACAAGCAGTTTTTCAACGGTGATGGGAACGCTCCAAACTTTACCGGTATCACTGGTATCTCTGGTACTACAACAGTTCGCCAAGGTGGTGCTAATAACTCTGGTAAAGATACATTCGCTGAAATTTCATGGACTGACCTTTGGAACTTGCGCCTCGGTGTAAATTCTGGCGTCGGTGCTAATGGCGTTTTCGTAGTTCCTCAAAGCGTCTTTGGATATTTGATGAAAGAAACTGGCGGAAGCCGTCCTATCTTCGACATGGTAAGACCTATCGAGATTACATCAATCGGACTTACAGCGCTTCAAGGTAATAGCTACTTCACACCTACGGGCCGTCCTATGCATGTCGTACCTGATTCACTCTTCCCAACTTCAGCCGCAAATACAGCGTCTGCATTCTATTGCGACTTCAATCAGTTCACAGTGATGGGAGTTCGCGAAGATGTAACAGTGAACGAATACAAAGAGTACTTCGGTGCTACTGGTTTGGGTGGTACTCATCAAAAAGGTATCGAAGTTGTTGAGCGCGTAGCTTTTGCTTTCCCAGCTCCAAGCGCGATCGGTGTTCTCAAAACTTCAACTACCTAATTAAGGTGAACTAATGCTCGTAGATGTAATTCTAATCGAGCCGTATAAAGGCGTATCTGCGGGGTATGAGACATCTCTCCCCGCAGCTATTGCCGAGGCTCTTATCAAAGACGGCAAGGCGAAGCCGCTAACAGCAGTAAAGCCCGAGCCGGTAAAAGTAGAAACCAAGAAAACAGGTAAATAACATGCCATATACAAGCGCAAATCCGAGGGCGTTCGCGGCTCTCATGACCTTTCTTAATTTGGAAGTAAACGGCGACCCGACTACCGAAGATACGGCGCTTTACACTTGGTTTGACGAACTGATAAAGATCTCATACGACGAGGCTGAAGGCTATTGCGGTCAGCCTCTTCGTACTGGGAATGTAAACTATCAGTTTTACGCTTCAAAGGCTCAAAGAGGGCTCGAAGCTAATCACTCATGGAAGTTTATACCCTATAATGCAGGTACGACTCTTACGACGCTCCAATGGCGTGAGAATGAGTTCGCTACTTATGCGAATTATGATGCTGGTAACTTTGCATGGAATGCAGAGCCGTATGCCAATTACATCATATTCAGGGACAAAACAAACGGACAATTTAAGGCTACTCTAAGCACGGGATATACCGACGCTAATATGCCATATACAATCTTGCAAGGCATCGCGGAAATGAGCGCTCTATGCTATAAGCAAAGCCCTCAAGGCGGTAATTGGTTTGGGCTTAACTCGGTATCGACAGGCGGCGCTGGTCAGAATGTATCGAACTCACTCAAGACCGATATTGACTGGCATAAATACTTTGCTCAATTCGTAATACCAACGGTGTAAGATGCTTGATGAAGCTCAACTGCAAGGAATACTAAGACCGATCATAAATGATCAGCTCTTGCGCTTCCCTTTCGTTATGCAAGCCTTCATAGGTACGCAAATGGAACGCAGTGGACTTAAGGAAAGGATAGCACCTTCGACAAGCACAAAGCTCGCAATTAATACCGGTAAGTTATTCCGATCTTTTGCGCGTGGTAGTGAGGGAAATGTTTACAAAGTGCAAGAAAGTAGTGGTATATTTGAGCTAGAATACGGCTCAGACTTACCATACGCTCGCATACAAGAAACAGGCGGCTTCATTCGTACTAAGGGCAAGATGGAAGGCTACTTTTGGAATCGCTATCGTGAGACCGGAGTAGCATACTTCAGGAATATAGCTCTCAAAGTTCGACGGGTCGGCGGGGTGCAAATACCAGCGCGTCCTTACTTCGCGCCCGCCGTGCAAAGATTCAGACAAGACAACAAATATGCAGACGGAGTGAGATCTGCAGTAATCCAAGGAATACAACAATGGCAAGAGAATCAGCGGCGCTCAATTCAGTAGCCGATCAACTTCGCACAATGAGCGGAGTCCGAGTATATGACCAAGTTATGATAGACAAATGGAATACTTATCAGTTCCCCTTTGTCGGTATTCTTGGCGGGTCGGATTCTCGCGAGGTGATAGGACTCGAAGATGACTCGGCGTTTGCAAATAAAGGGCAAATAGATATGTACTTGCTTGTCGGAGTACAAGTAAAAAAGAACTCGACCGCAGGAAAAGCGATATTAAGAGAAAACCTTGCAAATTATGCCGAAGCGATCGAGAATAAACTAACAAACTATAGACCGCCAGAGTATGAGAGTGATTTTGAGCGGACTTACTTTGCCCCTGTTCACTTCATTGATGCGCAAGCGGTAACATACAATGATGATGAAACCAAAGGCATATACTTCATGACTTTTAGGACTGTTTATTATAGAGGCGATAAATGAAAGTGAGTGCATGTGTGATCTTTCCTGAAGGGGAAGATTTAAGAGAATGGAGAGCGAGCTTACCGGATGAAGATATTGAAATCGTAGCGCTTCAAACTTCAGTGAATCCACGCTTGAAAGAGCCTATTTTTACTTATGTAGGTCGCACTGGTGATCATGTAGTCTTAGCATGGGAAATACCAAACTTCGAGGATTACTTTGACTTCTCATATTGCAGAAATAAGCTAAACGAATATGCGACTGGTGAATGGATTATTCATATTGATTCAGATGAGCGCCTCGCGATGAGGCATGATGAATTTTGGCAAAACATGAAGGCGCTTGATGAAAGCGATGCGGTCGCGGCCGGCTTGACCATTACCGGAATGAGGTCCGAAATAGATGAGCGCGTCGGATATGTTCGCCAAAGATATGCAGGCGCTAACTTGAGAATAGTTCGCAATCATTCAGGCGTTCATTGGAAGGCAATATGCCATGAGCACTTAGACCTCATGGATGAAGATGTGACGGTAGCTGATACAGACATACTACTTTGGCATCTTGGATATAACCTAAGCGCCGAAGAGCTAAGAGACAAAGCAGAACGGAACGCAAAACTGATGATACGCGAATACACTCGCGAGAAGTCAGACCGAAATTGGCAATACTTAATAAACACATTCTCATATCACAAAACAAAACTAGAAGAGGTCAAAAATGGTAGTAGGTGGTAGTAATCTTAGCGTGTTCTTTACCGCTAACGAACTCGGCACGACCCCAGCGACAAAGCTTGGAGCGACTGCACTATACACAATGAATCGTAAGATCAAAACTTCACTCACAAGAACGACATTCACAATCGATCAGAATGAGGACAATCCGGATCTTACATCATTCTTAGAAAACTATGCTCCAATATCTTCGATCACACCTGATACCGGTGAATACGAAGATGGGACAAAGTTTAACTCATCACAAGCGACAAGCGATACACTTTTGCAAATTGTGTACGGTGGAAGCGATGTCGTAACAAAGAAGCGTAAAGTAGTCTTGATGCTTTGCAAACTTGCACAAGATGCAGGTGCATTTGATCAAGAAGCAGGTAAGTACACAAAGCCGAAAGTAGCCGGTGATGTGGTAAATAATGAAACAGATATTACAGTTCCAACTGCATTATTCTGCGGTACTTTGGTAACGGGTCTTGCGACTGTATGTATTCCTAGCAAAATTGGATACAAAGAAGTATGGTTTACTGATCCATCATTGTAAGAATCACACGGGGCGGATTCATCTCCGCCCCTTTTATTAACTAGGAGATAGCATGAAATTATATCTTAACGACACCGCGCATGAAGTGCCTTTACATACGAAACTCACACCCGCACTCTATGACAAAGTTACGCCTTTATTGAGTGAACTAGCTCAAACCAAAGGCGCTCAAACCGCCGCCGAGCAAGAGATTATGGATAAGGTATTTTTGAATGAAAGCCTTGCAAGTAAAATTGATTTGACAAAAGGGCAAGACGCCTTCAAAGACATTATGCAAGAGTTCGCATTCCAAGAAATTGTAAAGACTGCATATCTGAAAGTTCGCTCTAATCTATTCGAGGTTATCAATGTCGATGCGACTACGATACCGAAGATATTTGAATTCGTTAAGACTTGTATTGACCAAACCAAAGTGCAAAACGGTGAACTCTTGGCAGGTATTCAAAGCGAAGTAGATTCTGAATTTTGGCAAGGTCAAGATCTAGACGGCATCTTGGACTCACTAAAGTTTTTTCGTGAAACAGTATGCCGAAGAGTCCGTATTATGTGAGTATTACTTGGCAGAGCTAGTGATATTCAATGACCCCGATGATGACGAGTATGAAGAGAGTGAAGATGGGAGCGCTTATTACCTTGGCGAGCTGAGCGGGCAATACTGGATCTTCAAAGGCGCGGCAAACGGTGACCCCGCCGCATATTTGCGCCTGTATTACGATACTCCAAGAGTAGATGTAATCAAGACCTATGCCTATCTAATTACTTACCACAAAGAACGCCGTAAAATGGAGCGCAGAATACATGGCCGATGATATCAAAATAAAGTTAGGGCTTGATGCTACAGACCTTTTTACAGGTTTAGATCAAGCTTTGTCAAAAGTAAATGCTGATATACGCAATTTGCCAGATGTAGGCGATGCTATTGCTGCGGATATACCAAAAGCAAATGCTGCGCTAAAAAGTTTTATTGATGAACAGAAACAGCTTCTAATTATTTTACGGCTTCAAGGTAAAGAAGGTAGTGATTCTTATGCACAGATTGAAAGATCTATAATAGATGCTCGGACAGAACTTGATAAATTTGAGCAAGCAAGTAAAGATGTAGAAGCTTCAATCAAGGGTATAGGAGACGCAGGCCAAAAATCAGGCGGATTGCTTAGTAATCTCAAGAGTGAAATTTCAAATGCAGGCGGATTAGGAGCAGGTCTTGTTGGTGGTATCGCGGGCGGGCTTGCAACCGCTGGGATAGGTACGGCAATTAGCGCCGTGCAAGGTTTGGGTACTGCAATCTTCGACGGTGCTATGCGAGCTGATGAGTTTGGGGATAAGCTCGAAGTTGCGTTTAGTCAGCAAGGTATAGCCGATGTAGAAGGCGAAATCAATAAGGTAAGAGAATCGACTCTACAGCTCGCAAATGATCTAGGCCTACCAACGCAAAGGACTCGCGAGCTTGCGGGCACTGTAGCGACGCTAGGCGGCGTATCGGGCAAGCAAGCGGAGGACTTAACAAAGCTATCCGCAGGTATTGAGACCTTCACCGATGGAACGGTCAAAGGCGAGGCAGTTGTAAAGGCATTCTCTCGAGGTCTTGCCGACCCTGAAGGCGCGGCGGCGATTGAGTCACTATCTAAAAAGTATCCACAATTAGCCGATACGCTTAAAAGTACGTTAAGTCCTACCGAAAAACTCGCAGCGGCTAATAAAATACTTGGTACTTCATTTGAAACCGTCAAAAACCAACAAGCGGATGCAGGCGGGACTTTCAATAAGTTAAGCAATTCAGTGAGTGAAGCCTTTGAGACAATTGGATCAGGTCTTAATAATGCTATTAATGTTCTGATACCTATCTTTACTGAAACACTAGGCCCCGCATTCTCGACACTTGGGAATACTATCAGCGGATTATTCACTAGAATATGGAGCGTCTTAGAGCCGATACTTGGTTTGATCGGTGGTGGTATAATGGTCAATGTCGTAGGCATCATATCCGTAGCCGTTGAGGCTTTGAACTCGATCTATGAAACTGCTACTTATGCCTTTGATCAAATCATGATAGCTCTTGCACCTGTATTCGATGCAATTAAAAGCGCATTTGGCATGGATGGTGCGGTCGGTGAGGGTGTCGATGCTATGCAAATCATGCAAGGCGTGCTCGATATAGTAACAGGAGCTATCGGAGCGCTCTTTGATGTGGTTAGTGAAATTGGCAAAGTGCTTGTAGATGTTTTTGTAGGTGCTTTGAAGCTTGTAATCGAAGGTGTAAAGTTTGTAGTCGAAGGTATCAAGTCTTTTATCTTTTTTATCGGTGATTTGATAAGCAAGATACCAGGTGTACAAGCGGTATTTAACAATCTTAAAACTGCCTTTGATGCGGTCTATAATTTCTTCAGTGACTTGCCAAGAGCTATTAATGAAGTACAAGTGTATTTGAAGGCATTTGGATATGTTTTTCAAGGGATTTTCTCGATTTTAAGCGACTCATTTGATAGAATTAAAAATCTTGATTTTAGTGGCGCAAAAGAATCGCTTAATCAATTATTTGATTCAAGAGTCTGGAGTGGATTATTTGCTGATGGACAAAAAAGAGCAAGGACGGAACTTAAAGCTACATCAGATGCAGCCAAAAAGGCTAGTGAAGAAATTACAAAAACACTAGATCCAGTTCCACCAAAGCCACCAAAACCGCCTAAAGGCACACCGCAAGAAACTGAGTCCGATCTACAAGAGCTCAAGCGCTTGTATGCTGATTATGCGCAGTATCTTCAAAACAATGAAGCTGCAATCTTACAAGACTTCAAAGGCACGGCCGAAGAGCGCAAAAATGAAGAGGCAAGACTATCAAAAGAAAGAGCGCAAAAGCTCAAAGAATATCTTAATACTCAGCTTGCTGATGTGAAAGACTTCAACGCTAATCTATCAAGCGAGCAGTTAGCCCTTAAGATCAAACCCGACAAAGCAAAGAAAGAAGACTTCGAAGATATTCGCTCGTTTTACCTTGGTGAAACTAGCAAGCTTAGTAAAGATTTGAACTTGGAAGTAAAGGTGAAACTACCTGACTTCAAAGACGAGCTTAAAGGATTTGAAACTGCAGTAAAGGATATAGAGAAAAATACGGAGGCGCTTATTCCAAAAGTGCTCGCAAATTCGCAAGAGGCACTCGATGCGAATACAAGCCAAGTGACTAAGTATCTTGACTTTATTAAGTCTCAGAACGCGGAAATAGAACAAGCGAAGACCGGAGCGCTTGCAAGTGGCAATATCGAAGCAGCTGAAAGCTTCGACGCGCAAATACAACGGAATGTATTAAGCATCAATACGCTAACTTCAAGGCTTGCAACTTATCAAGCGGATAGCTCAAAGGCAATCGCAAAAGCTGAAGAGGAGGCTACTCTCACTTTTCAACTTACGACCGCGCTTCAGACTAATATCCTCGATGCCTTCAACTCCGAGCGCATCGCAAAAGAGCGCGAAGCAAATGAAGCTATCCGAGCCGAAAAACTTGGAGCGCTTGACCAAGAAGAAAACGACCTCACTACTTCACTTGCGAAGCGCGAGGTAAGCTTTGAAGAGTATGCTGCCAAGATGGCTGATATTGACGCGCAACGTCAGCAAGCGATGGAAGCGACCGAGGTAAGTTTTGCAGAGCGCTTGAAAGAAGTGCAAGACAAGACTATCGGATCTTTGCTAAGAAGCCAAAGCGCCGCGATCACAGGGTTTGTCACCGACCAGTTCAAAGATGCTGAAGGCAATGTAACAGAAAATGGCAAGATAATCGGCGAGTCTATGACTTCGCTAACTACTCAATTCGCCGCCCTCGCTGAAAGCGGTAAAGCTACACTCGGTGACTTCGGGAACGCAGCCGCTGCGGTCGCATTCGATGCAGTGAGCAAAATGATACCTTCATTCGTAGCCGGTATCTTAGGAAGTTCGATAACCGCGCTCGGCCCGATTGCTGGTCCGATAGCTGCAGGTCTTTTAACCGCTTCGCTTCAGCTCTTACTCGGTCAAGCAAAGGCCGCGCTCGGCTTTAAAGACGGGGTCGTAGATCTTGCCGGGCCCGGAACCGAAACAAGCGACTCGATACCAGCATGGCTATCGAAAGGCGAGTCAGTGATAACAGCTTCAAGCACGCGAGCGAACAAAGACGAACTCGCATGGATGAATAATAATCCCGGTATGAGTATCCGAGATTACTTCACTTCGCACGCGCCTCAAGTTCGCTATGCAGTAGATGAAGACGGCGAGCTTATTCGCGAGGTGCAAAAGCTTCGCGAAGAGACTCGCGGGCTTGGTAGGCAAATTAACCGAAATACGCATGTATCCATAAGCGGCGAGCTAAGAGCCGATAATAACTCAATCAAGGCCGTAATCGATAACG